GAGCATCCCCGGCTGAACTGCGCCGCGGTTTACTGTCTGTGTACCGTAGTGCTGATGAACCATGATGTTCTCCAGTTTTCTGAGTGAACTTCGCTAGTGGCGCCGCGGCGCTGATCTTCACGGTTGAGCTTTTTCACTCTGCAATTCACCACCGTGAAGCTCACTTCTGTACTTTGCCCTTGTCGCCAGGCTGGCGGAACGTTTCTTGAACCTGACAACGATGCGCTTGTTGTCGATGAGTTGAAGATACAACCAATGGTTCGATGTGTAAAGTTAAAAATGGAACTAAAAGTTCTATTTGGGGATAAAAAAAGACACCATGACGGTGTCTTGTTGTGTTACTGGTTTGAAACGGGTCTATTTCTTCAAGTCGTTGATGATGTCGTATACATCATTTTTAAGCAGATCCATCTCTCTGACCACACCTCTGGTGTGAATAATCAGTCGCAGCTTTTCTGCGTCTGGTAATTGGTTGAAGAGGGATAGCAATGTTTCCTCTCTTTCATCGAGAACGCGTGGAGGAGTTGACACTTCTTCACCATTCTCATCCTCACACCCTGGCTCCATAAAAAACCAATACTCTGGTCTTCCAGTTACAGCCGCTAACCTTTTTAAGCGCTCACCACTTGCGGTTGCCGCGCCATTAGCCCACTTACGCACAGAAGTATGCGAAAGCATTACGCGCCTCGCAAGGTCAGCCATGCTCCAGCCGTTTTCCTCCATCACTTGATGGATTCTCTTAGCAAATACAGGGTGAGGATTTTTATTCATATTCTCATTTTACAACCATTGGTTTTACAGTTCATTAGAACTATTGGTTTGATTTTTATTGGAACCAAAAGTTTTAAGTGCTATTCTCCAATCACCAAAACAAACAGCTAGGACAAGAAATGGACAATCAACTAAAAGACAAAATCAGCAGCTACATGACACAAGTAGGAATCGGAGAGTGCTTTGGTATTTCTTCTCAGGCTGTAGGTAAGTGGCTGAGAAAAGGGAAAATTCCACATGGTCGAATCTTGCCGCTTTGTCGAATCCTCAACTGGCAGGTAACCCCACATGAAATCGATCCGAGTGCATATCCAAACCCTACTGACGGCCTTCCGCATCAGGAGTCATGATCATGCACGCCATTTCATATCAACAAAATACCGGATTAGCTCCGGCGGTGATGATAAATCGCAATCAACCTGTTTCAGTGGATAAACATGACCAGATCCGCGATGCCGTTCGCGCATGGGCGGGTGTAGATGGTCAGGATGTCGTTTCTGCTCTGATCGTCGAAGAGTACCGGGCGCAGGGTGGTGACGAGATTACTTTCCCTGGCGATCTCAGCCGACAGCGTCAGAAGCTTTTCCGCTTTCTGGACAACCATTTCAACAGCGAGAGGTACCGCGCGAACGTTCGCCAGCTAACTCCGGCAATTCTTGCTGTCCTTCCACTTGAGTACCGCAATCGCCTGCTACCAGAAGACAACGTTATGGCCCGTCTGGCTCGGCTGGAGAAAGAAACCAGCGAAGCGAAGATTGCTGTCGCGATGGATGCTCCACGTCATCAGAAGCTGAAAGAGTTGAGCGAGGGGATCGTGGAGATGTACCGCGTTGACCCTGGCTTAACCGGTCCGCTGATGGAAATGGTGCAGATGATGCTGGGTGCGATGTGAGGGGAAGCAGCAATGAACCACATCGAATTTATCGAAAAGCACGTTCGGGAAGAACTGGTCCGACAGGGATTTACTGCGGCAGTGGCGCAGGGGGGGGGCATTTCAGGCTGTCGATATGTACAAGCGCATGTCTCAGGCAAGTCGCAAAGGGAGGATTTTTGATGATGTTTTGCGTCACGCGAAATTATGGGCAGAAAAACAGACGTTGCCGGCGGATCGATTTGAAACTAAACGCGTTAAGCGCGGTGGTCAGCAAGGACTGTTCTGAAAAGGGTGAAGACCGCTGTGTTCCAGCACAGACGGCCTTCGGGTGCAATTCGTTGCGTACTCATTGCGAGGTCATTATGACAAAGAGTTTTTCAAAATACCAGGCAAGGGAGGCATAGCTATGTCGAATGTCGCCTACGCCGATTTTGCGGCGCGTACCGCCGTCAGGAGCAACCGGATGGAGAACCAGAAGACCGGATTCATCCCGTTGTACCGGAGTGTACTGAAGAAGCCCTGGGCTAAAGATGTCTTCCTGCGCACGCTATGGGAGAACCTTCTGTTGGGCGCCGCCCGCCAGCCCTACACGGCAAACTTTAAAGGCCGGCAGTGGCCATTACAAACCGGACAACTGGTGACCACGTCGGCAGATCTCGGGCTGAAATTATGCGACCGAAATGGGGAGCCAACAAGCCGTCATGCAGTGGATCGAATGCTGTCTCTTTTCGTGAAAGAAGGGATGATTTCAACCGCTGGCGAGAAGAGAAAAGGCACTGTAATTACCATCACAAATTTCGTGCATTACGCTCAAAAAATGGACGATTTACCCGCGCATAACGCCGCGCATAACAGCGAGCATAGTCCCGCGCATAGCGAACCCAGCAATGGCGAGGCTTCGGGAGCGGATGCCGAGCATAACCCCGAGCATAAGGCCGCGCTTAAGCCCGAGAATCATGAACAAGAAGTAATATTAAATACTAACGTATTTAATGTACGTCAGAGAATTTCAAAAAATGTTCCTGATGCAGCTGTCCAGACTCCGAAAGGTGACAAGTGGGGGACATCTGACGATCTCCGTTGTGCAGAGTGGATGCTGGCGCTGCGCGACATCACCAAACCATCCCTGAAAAAACCGAATATGGCTGGCTGGGCGAATGATATACGCCTGATGCGCCAACTGGACGGACGCACCCACAAAGAGATTTGTGAGCTGTTCCGATGGGCCTGCAAAGACTCGTTCTGGTATAAAAATATTCTCTCCCCCGCAAAGCTCCGCGCCAAGTGGGACACGTTAACCCTTCACAGCGAAGACACTACCCGTAAGCCACGCACAGATGTCAGCGCAAACAAATCCGATACTGGTCCGCACTGGAACAGTCCTGAAGCATGGGAGAAATTTTTATGACCCCGGATCTTTATCGTGCAATTCAGAATCGCGATAGCGAAATGCTATCGCGCATGGCTGGAGATTCTTACGACGGACGCAAGGTTGTTAACGCTGACGCTGAAAAGCTGGTGGATATGCTTTTTGAAAACCTCATGCAGGTATTCCCGGCATCCACTCAGACGAACCTACGTACTGACGCTGATATTCGCGTTGCAAAGCAGCAATGGATCGCTGCTTTTGCTGAGTCAGGCATCACCTCCCGTGAGCAACTTTCCGCCGGGATGCAGAAAGCCCGATCCAGCCAGTCACCGTTCTGGCCGTCGCCGGGTCAGTTTATTTCGTGGTGCCGTGAGGGGAGTGGTGCGCTGGGTGTCAGTGTGGACGACATCATGAGCGAATACTGGCGCTGGCGGAAACTTGTTTTTCGCTATCCGACCAGTGAGCAGTTCCCATGGAAGGATAAAAACCCGCTGTATTACCACGTCTGCCTGGAGCTTCGCCGTCGTGGAACAGAGGGACAGTTCAGTGAGAAGGAACTTATCCGAGCCGCTGGTGACATCCTGCATGACTGGGAAAAACGAGCACTGTCCGGTAAGCCGGTACCGCCAATCCGTCGCGCACTTGCAGCGCCGAAAGCAGCTACTGGCCCAACACCGGCAGAGATGCTGATGGCTCAGTACAAACAACGCAAAAACGCCGGTCTGGTCTAATGGGGGAAATCACTATGGCAAGCAAATCACTGTGGGCAATTGTCGATTTCCTTCGGGTTAACCAGACCATAACCCCGCGTCAGGTTCAGAACCTGCTGGGATGTGACAGCAAGAAGGCACACAACCTTATGCTTCACCTGGTACGCAGAGCGGTAGTTATTCGCGCTGGTGAGCCGCATCACCCGATCTATTCGCTTCAGCCCGGCGGGGAACTGAATATCAAGCAGATCAAATCGAGCGTGCGAAAAAACTTGGTTACTTCAGTATGCCGCACAAGTCCGGCTATGCAGCGTGTACTGGCGTTTTACGGGAGAGCATCAGCATGAAACCAGACGTTAAAAAAATTATCGCCGATATCAAGGCGACAAAAGGGAATCGGAAATATTGCAATGGCCTGGCTGGCACACTCCAGGATGATAATTATGTGTCATCGATCTGCAAATACGTTAAAACCGTAACGCCAGAAAGAATCGACCTCCTGATTGATTATGTTGAAAATCTTGAGGTTAAAGTGCTCGACACGGCAGAACAGCTCGCTAACGCCGAGAGCAAGTGCAGGGAGCTGTCATCGAAAGCAATGGAGCTGGTATGCGAAGCCAGCCTGGTTTACAGCAAGTACAACGACACGCAGATGCCAGACCGTGACCTTGTTGATATGCAGACGCTTCAGGAAATGCACGACCTGTGCAAAGGAGCCGCGCTATGAGCACTGGAATTGAACTTATGCAGCATGCGCTGGGAATCAGTGAGCGTAATCGCACGCCATACCGTAATTATTTCCTCGCAGGCGAAGGGCATACGGATAACGAGAAGTGGGAAGAACTGGTATCTGATGGTTTGGCCACCTCCCGTCCCGCGCCTGATTTCGTAGGCGGCGGAACAATTTACCACGTCACAGAAAGAGGTGAAGCAACGGCAATTTCTGCACTGCCAGAGACAAAGAAACGCACTCGATACGAAGAATATCTTGATGCTGATAGCTGCCAGCCCTTCAGTGAATGGTTGTTGGGATATCGACTGCCTGAAGTCGAATACAGCCGTGATGGAAAATGCCGAATGTTTCGCTGCTCATACGACGCGGCTTATGGCTACCCACGACGTGATATTGAAGGTGAGTGGTGCGACACCAAAAAAGCAGCGAAGGCCAGCTACAAAGAAGCGCTGCGCAAATCGAAACTGGAGGCAGCCCAATGACAGCACTCAACAAACCGTCTGGAGCAGGTGACGTGAGTCAGAAAACGTATTACATCCATCCTGCGGCATTCGGCGGCACGAAAGACCCTGGCCACGGGCATGTGCCAGTTGTAAAGGCTGATGACTTCGAGAAGCTGCGCGCCAAGTTAGAGGCCGCAGAGAATCGCATAGCAGAAAAAATTGAATATTACAGCAAGCGCATAGCGAGACTAAAGGCACGGAGTATCTCGCTGACTCTGCCGCCAAGGAAAACATTCGACGACTATATCAACGATGAATTCGACGCATCTGACCTGGCTGCAATTTATAACGCATGCCGGCTGGAATGTGAGGTGAAATTTAAGGACGCTTGCCGCGCCGCTGGCATTGGCGTGAAGGGGGAGTGAGATGATTCACTATCACGGCGGACCAATAACGCCGGATACGTGCGCCATGAAAGCGTGGAAAGGACGCCATGCGTTTATCAGTTTCGCGCACTCCGGGCAAATTAACCTCGCGGCTGAATACTGCCAGTCATTCGCGCTGGACAACGGTGCATTCACTGCGTGGAAAGCAGCTGGCAAAAACAAAATCGACTGGAGCGATTACTACGAGTTTGTGGCCCGCTGGAAAAATCATCCTGGCTTTGATTTCGCCATCATCCCGGATGTTATCGACGGCGGCGAGGAAGAGAACGAAGCGCTTCTTGATGAGTGGCCGCATGGGGAGTTTTTCGGCGTTCCTGTCTGGCACATGAATGAAAGCGACGAGCGTTTTATCAGGCTCTGCAATGAGTATCCCCGCGTTGCAATCGGTTCATGTGGTGACTATGACGTTAAGCGTCCCAACCTTGCTGTAGCCAGAATGAAAGACCTGATTCGTCATGTTGTTGATGCTCACAGCCAGCCTGTCACGAAGTTGCACGGTTTGCGCATGTTAAACCCGCTGATATTCACAAAGTTACCGTTAGCCAGCGCTGATAGTACAAATGTCGCCCGTAACATCGGCATCGATAAAGCATGGTCTGGTGCTTACGCGCCAGCTTCAAAAGAAACCCGCGCCGCGTTAATGGTAGAGCGCATTGAATCGCATAACAGCCCCGGCTCTCTCGCGTACTGCGAGCAGCGTGACCGGTTCGACATGCAACTGCAATTAGCAGTTTAAGGAATAACCCATGACAACTAACAACCACCCAGCGCACGATCCTGTATCACTCGATCGCCTGCACCAGATAAGCGAAATACTCAGCAAAGCAGCAGCACAAAGCGACGGCGGTAATCTCGGCTACGCAATGGCTGATGCTGTGAAGGTTATTGATGGGGCTATTGCGGCATTTGGTGCTGAGCCTGCACCAGTAGATATTGAAATGCTGGCCACTGTACTGAGAAACGCTCCGTTAGCGCCGTCAGATAGCCAGGGCAAGCCGAGAGCGCCGGTAGTGCCGGATGAAGATCCGCGAGATGCATTCGAGCGAACATTCAAAATGCCGAAGCATGTCACCCGCTGTGGCACTGGATATGCAGTAACGGAGTATTCCGCATGGTTGGCCCATGATTTCATCAGGATGTGGGAGGGCTGGAAGGCCTGCCGCGCCGCCATGCTTCAGGCTGGCAACTCTCCGGTGATTCAGGATGGTTGGCAGTTGGTTCCAAAAGAGCCAACGGAGGCTATGAATAAAGCAGGATGGGCAGCAATGAACGAACATGATGCAATTAACCCGACATACAGGGCTATGCTCGCGGCAGCACCGCAGCAGGACGTGAGGTTAGCATTGGAAATCGGCATGTCCCGTTACGCAGGTGCTATGCAAAAGCTCGTAGACTCTGGTGATTGATATAACCTGCCATACAAGCGATATGTGAATTCCCATATCGACAATATAACCCGCTACGGCGGGTTTTCTTTTTTGCTCCTGACAGGAAATTAACAATTTGTGCTCTTAAACCGTTGATCATTTCCGTGTACAGGTATACTGTATAAAAACACAGTATATGCAGTGGAGGCCATTATGAAAGTTGAATTAACCATTGATCGCATGAAAGAACTTCCTAAAGGCGCGGTACCAGCACTGGAGAAAGAATTGCTTAAGCGCCTGAATGATCACTATGACAATTGCAGGCTCACAATCCGCCGTGCAGGTTCTGATGGTTTAAGTGTTTTTGGCGGTGACAAGGAAGACAAAAAGAAAATTGAATCAATCCTCCAGGATACCTGGGAAAGTGCGGACGACTGGTTTTATTAATTTTTTGGGTATTACTTTGATCCCGTTTGCATGGGGGAGTTTAAGTGAAAGAAAAAGTAGAATTGCCCAAAAAAGGCTATGCGGTCATCAGATGTCACGATGGAGTCATCGTTGCCAGACTGCAATCATTTCCTGAGTGTGAGCGCGCCCTGATGTACCGTCGCGGTAGCATGGTGTCTTTCATGCCTCTTCAGGATAATGAAATTATTGGTACACCTACGTTGTTTACTCAGATGCTGGAAAGGGCTGGTTATCGCGTTACCCAGAATTCTGTTACACTCCCGTCATAGGCCTGAACAACCTATACCTGCTGCGCCACAGGAGAAAAGCCCATGGCGCAAGATCAATTCAAGCAATCCCACGTACTGACGTTAACCAACGCCAGCGATTTTCTTTTTGCCGCATCCAGAGGTGCGTTATGAAGAAAAGCTGGTTTCAACATACCAAACTCACCACTGAGCAGGCTGACGAACTGGAAGCCCGCTATCTCGCAAAGCAGATTAAGACCGAGCGTAGTCTGGATAATGACTTTATTCACTGGACGATCAGCGCGTTCTTGCCGGAAGTGTCTAAGCCTCCTCGTCAGGACAGAACCTGGCAACAACGGATCTGGAGGTGAATGTGAAAATCTACGATATCACCCCCATGGGCAAGCCGAGAATGACGCGCGCTGACAAATGGAAAAAGCGCCCCGAGGTTCTGCGTTACCGGGGTTTCTGTGATGAAGTTCGTCTGCAGGGCGTTGAGCTGCCGGAAAGCGGTTCACATGTCACCTTCATTCTGCCGATGCCAGCGAGCTGGAGCAAAAAGAAACGGGCTGAGCTAAACGGTAAACCACACCAGGCTAAACCTGATTTCGACAACATGATGAAAGCCCTGATGGATGCCATTTACGAAGATGACGCTCACATCTGGGATTCACGCGTCACTAAATTATGGGGAGAGAAGGGACAAATAATTATCGGGGAGATTGCAGAATGAGGGCGCTGCTTAAACCCGTGGTTGCGCGTGAGCTTGGAATTGTGTTGCTTAAGCCTGGCAGCGAACTGATGCCATTATTCAGTTGTGAGCGTGTGCTGGTGGAAAGCCAGCCGGCAGACATGGAACGGCTGCCTGTTGGCCGTGTTCCTGACGTTCGCCAGCCACTTGCCAGTGACGAATCCCTGCGGCCGTTCTTCCTGGATGAAAAGGTTATAAAGGCTGCTGGTGGTTTTAGTGGTCTTGATTACTGGCTTCTGCGTTATGGCGGTAGTCGCTGCCAGTGGCCACACAGCGAATACC